TGATTAGCAAGTCGATCTGCTTCTTTTCTTGCACCGTCTCTTGCATTCCTTGCAGAGTGAATACCACCATGTTTTTTCATATAGGTTGATAGAAGTCTTGCTTCATAACCTATATCTCGTCTTCTAGCCTTATTAGGCTCGTTAGGTCCGCCTTGATTTTTTAAGGTCCTGATTCTATTCTTAATCAGTATATCAATTTGGTCTTGGTCTCCGTCAGCATCCTGCTTAAAGATTTTTATTTGTCTTCTGACATTTTTTGCAATTTCGTCATTGTCTTCAGTTATGTCAAGTTCACCTTGAGTAGAAAACAATTCCCCTTGTTCAGGTTTATCTAATTTATTTTGTAAATCTTTTTCGTCAAATGCATCAAGTACATCATTATATCTATGTGCCATTAATGGATACTTTTTACCGAAATCTTTTTCATTCATCTCTAGTGCATCAACGACCATCTGATTGAATTTGCCTTCGTTGAGAGGGTCATCATCTTTATCTTTATAGTCTGCAATTGCTTCATCATAAGACCAATCACCTTTATACTTTGCATCAAATTCTTCTCTGCTCATGTCCATAGCATCTTGGATAATGTCTTTAACTTTGCCTTCATCTAATTTTTTCTTGTTGCAATTACAATGTTCACAATCTGGTGAACATCCGCAGTCTTCTGCTTTTACATCTGCTCCACAACATTTGGCTGAGCAATGGGTATCTCTTTTTTCTTCGTCTATTACTTCTTCTGTTACTTCTTCTGTTGCGTTTTTACCAGGTATTATACTTTTTGTATTGGATCCATTGTCACCCATCTGCGGTGTAATTTCTGGAAGTTTAATTGCTTCCTCAACTTGATCCATCTCTGTAATTTCTGTTATGCCTTTAGCCCATTGATCTAACTCATTAACTTCTTCTATTTCATTAATGATGTTTCCGTTTAGTCTGTTTAAAATAGGTAGAACACTTTCGATTCTTGGATCGATTGTTTCTTGTGCGAACATCTCTGCAATGTTTGATGAATCCATTTCATCTTCCATTAATGCAGGAGTCCATGATTCAAAGTAAAGATTATATCCTCTATGACTTTGCATCTTTTGTAATGATTCTTTTAATGCTTTATGATGTTGGACACCTTCATGTATTAATTTTTGAGTAGATTCATTGAATTCACCTCTACGAGTAGCACGAACAAAGCCAGCCATCTTAGTATATTCTTCTACTAATGAAGTAATATGTTTACCACGGTCATCATAAGGTGTACCACCTTCTGCTACATGTCTACCATATACTCTAGCAAGACCAGGCATTCTTGTAGGAACAGCGAATCTTTCACCTTCTGTATTTTCTACAAAGATTTTATGAACGTTTCTCCAACGTTGCTCTCCTTCTTGGACTGCTCTATCATGTTGTATAACGACTTTAACGTTAGGTATGTTATCGTTGTATGATGTCTTTTGATTGACAGCATGATAACCTTCGTTCATTTTCTCTTTCATTTTGTAGTAATCCCGTTGACGCATATCATCACCTAAACGATCACTGTCATGCAGTCCAAAGTTTAATTGCTTAGATAATGCCCATTGTTTTAAATGTTTTAGCAATCCGCTCCATGAATCATCATAGTCAACACCTTTTGTTTGTCCAGGAGGACTTCCTGCTTGATTGTCATCATAGTAAATATTCAAGGATGAAGTTTTATCTATAGTGGCCCATGCTTTACCATAGTTGTCTCCATCTTTAATGAATGAAAATTCAAAGACATCTGCTGACTCTGGATTAGTTCTTTCATTTTTTGCGTCTTTAGGTGAAGGTTTATACCCACGAGTCTTAAAGATATCGTAGAGTCTTTTATTAAAGGATTCCTGATCAATTGCCATACTATTATTTATCTCTTTTAGTTAATCACAGCAAAGAACGGCAAGGGTGCAACCATTTCATCATGGTCACGCATATGCTCAGTTAAATCACTATGGAAGTCTGTAATGTCTTGTAATACACGTATCACAAGCAGTGTTGACATGACTAAATCGTCATTGTCTCCTATCTTTGCGGCATAACTACCACCAGATGCTACGAATGTTTTTAATTCACTAATGAGTGCTTTGCTTTTTACATTCATTTTTTTGCTTTCCATTAGTGTTTTGAATTTAGCACAAGCGGCTAGTTTTACTTTTTGTGTAGTATTGTATCCTCTACGTTTTTTACCCCTTTCACTTATGAAGATACCTTGAATATTTGATTCACCATACTCTTTAAGAGATATAAGAGCGGCTTCTCCGATAGAGTTGTTTTCAAGTGAGTAATAGACATTGTTAGGTTCACCTGTTGTCTCTACAATATATTGAATCATCTCTCCTAATAACTTAATCTGTCTAGGAATATCTGTCTTGTTGTCTTTCCATTCACCTATCTGTGTTGTTGTGTTTGCTTCAAAGACTTGTATAGCGGCTGGATCTCCTCCAGTACCTAATGACGGATCTAGTCCTAAAACATAGACCATTCCTTTCTTGGGTTTTTGAAACCATCTCACTTGACCCATTCTGTCTACTGGATCTGATGGTTCTAACATAATTAATGTATTAGGATTAATAAGAGTTTCATCTGCAATTAAGAATTCACAACCAATCTCACGTGCAAATCTGTCATCTCCTAATTGGGCTTTGATCTCTTCTGCCCACTTGTCATCACGTCCGGGTTGCTCATTCCAAAATGATCTAAAAGGTTTGAATCCGTTTACACCTAGTTCAGTTTCTTCTCCTTGTGCATTAATATTTTTGTTCGCGCCTTTCCAAATCAATGCGAACTGATCTTCGTCAGAGTTCGGAGTAGATGTGATGATCGCTTTACCACCAGTTGCTAGTGTTGGTGTGATAGAAGTCCAGAACTGCTCCGCAATCGTAGGTCTTACGAATGCAAACTCATCTAAGTATAGAAGTGTAATAGACATACCACGACCTGTGTTCTCTGTAGTCGTTGCTGAGACGATCCTAGAGCCGTTCTCAAAGTCTAGTGAGCCTTTGTTGTATGTAGTCACACCTGCTTTAATATGCGTAGGACATGCTTCATATGCATATCTGATACGTTGCATAATCTCTTGTGAGCCTGTGTACTTGTGAGCCGCAATAAGAATTGTAGCATCTGATCTAAACATAGCATACCACAGTAGATATCCTGCGGCTGACGTAGACTTACCTGACTGTCTAGGCATCAATGCGATAGAGTATCTATAGTTGTGATACGTATTAATTAAACGTTCTTGGTACTCATATGGATGATATTGAATACTACCCTGAGTTGGATGCTGTATATAAAAGAAGTTATCCATAAAGTACAAATAACCATTATCAGGGTCACAGCACTTAACAAAGTCATCAATCTCTTTTTGATTTTTGTAATGTGTTTTAGTATAAGGTGTTTTTACTAACTCGCCACCAGATGTGTTTTGACTGCTCATACTACTATTTAGTAGTGTTTAGTGGGCTTTTTTATAATCTTGGTAATCTAATAAGAAACCAATAGCGACAAGAACGTTCATGCCCAATGATGCTATCAGTATGTGAATATCATTATAGACATTTGTTGTGAGACTAAGATGTAAATGTCCAACTGCCCAAAATGGAATAGCCATCTGTTGACTAATCCAAGATAAGGTATATCTTATAAAAATAAATTTATGTTTCATGTTTATTATAATAGTCAATTCTCTTTTTTATCATGTCTATCCATGTATTGTGTATATCATCTGCTATCTCAGGTAATTCTAAATTGAAATAATCTCTTAGCATATCTCTTACTAAATTAACTCCTTCATAACTAAAGAATACATCTGAACTTATTGATACAGCATTAGTATCAGGATTCATAGTATATATTTTATCTAAGGTTGTTAGTTTATTCGGATGATTTGAAAAATGTGAATAATCCCAATTACGTGGTTTATCTAATTTTTTATATAATTTTTTTTCATCTTCTAGAGGTTCAATATTTCTTTTTTCTATCTGCATTCTCTGTGAACATAACGAATTTATATCAGTCGGGTATTCAATCATCAGCCATTTAATATTAGTTATTCCATCAAATATTTTATCATTCCAATGAACAAAACTATGTCCTATTTTGCCATATGAATGATGATGTCCTTGCAATAAATTAATATAACCATCAGCCGTTTGCTTTATAAATTGATCAGCCCAATTAAACAAACGTTCTTCATTGGCTTCTGTATTGTTTGGCATATTATAATGGGCTATCATGCCGCCTGTGTTTATTCCGGCATCGTTGCTATTTCTTTTTTCGTATTTCTGTAGTAATTTTTTACCGTTTAACCATGTAGGTTCTACGTTTTCACATAAACCAATGAGATTTGCTAAATGATTTCCCCCGGCGAATGACGGGTAGACTACAAATATGTTATCAGTTTTACCTAACTTCCCCACATTATTTAATGTCTAACCCCTGAGCCTTTGTTGCAACAATACAATAGTAATGTTCTCTCATTTTCATAGGTTCGCCAGTAGGATCATTTGGATTGTCTTGTTCTAAATCAAATTCTAAATTATTAAAATGATCGATAGAGAATCCTGTACGTTGCAGTAACGCGGCAAGTTGAGTTGATCCAAATATACTGTAATGATTTAAGTTAAATTCATGTTTACGATCATTGTCTGGAGCAGGTACTTCGATATAAATCTTTGAGCCTTGTTTTAGAATACGATTGTATTCCATTAAACTAAAGATAGGATAAGGTGAATGTTCTAATGCATGACGTAAGAATATAAAGTCTACACTTTCATCATGGTAACCGTCTTTCTGCGGTAAGAATGATAAATCATATCCCGCAGTCTTATGTCCTTTTTCTGTGCATATTGCAACATCACCAGGACTTAAAGTAACGCCTAAGACATCACTAAAACCACGTTCTTTCATTTCATCTAAGAAGTAACCTGGACCGCAACCTAAGTCTAGTATCTTAGAATCTTTAGGCAATGCTAATGGATCAATATATGTTTCAACTACTTGAGTAGTCAAGTTTTTATGAAATGGGCTGTCTCCTTCGTCATAGATATGTGACGTATATAGCCACTCATTGTAAAACTTTAATTTAATAAGATCAAGGGTGTTGTTAATATCATACGGAATATCCATTCATCGCTCCTAGTGTGAAATGTATGATATTATTTAGTGAGATTTATGCTGGTAGAATTTTTTATTATGTCCAAGGACGACTAGTTGCGAGTGGTACTGTACCAGTTGGAGTTGCTGTATTGCCAACATACTTAGCGGGTAGTAAGTCAAGGTCAGCAGTGTTTAACGCATTGTATGCAGGTAGACTGACGTTGCCACCGGCTCCGCCTTTTCTATTAAGTTCTGCTACTTCTGATACTCTTAACTCTTGTCTGAACTGTAACGTACTAGCAGGAGCGTTTGAAGTAGATGCTGGGGTAGTAAGAAAGATATCTGTTGCTGGTATAGTCGTTTGTGTTCCGTTATCAAATGTTTCACTAACGATAGCGCCGGCGGTAAAAGAATTTGTACCAGTTGCGCCTACAAAGTTTAATGATGAAAGTGTTGCTGTGGGTGCTGTCAAATTATCTTTACTGGTATCTCTTACTAATGCTAGATTGTAGTAATACCCTGCAGTTATACCATCTGCGGCAACGATTGAAGCAAGTACATCTGCTATTGTAGTTACTGCATCATCAGCATATGCAAAGATTGTAATTAATCCTGTTAAGCCTTTGACTGGTACATTGATTGCTGCCATTATCTTGGATATCCTTTAAAGCCTTCTACCGGACTTTCTGTATTAACTGATGGTAGTTCAACTGAACGCATGTCTCCATCGTTCAAGTCTTCCCATTCAGATCCTACTGCTTTATATGCTGATTTTAACATATTTGATTCTAGTTCAGTATAAGGTACAGCCATATTACTTGTGCCGATCCAACTTTCTGAATCTAAATCAATTGCTTCATGGTCTGACTCACCGTTTGCTTGAGCAAGTGCCATCATTACACGATTTAATTCGTAGACTCTATCTCTACCCTCGATATCTTGGAACTTATGCATACCGCGGGTGCCGTAACGTTGTCTTTTAGACAGTTTGCCCGGGCTGTTATCTTCTGTGATAAATTCTTTTGCTCTCATTATGGAGTTTCTTCAGTTGTAATTGTGTCATTGGCTTCAGATGATAGTTCTGAATCTACATAACCATCTAGTGCTAATGGTAGACCAGCTGGTGCGACTCCTTGGAACATGACTGAAGAATTAATAAAATGAAATAATGTTTGTGAACCACTTACGTTTGCTGTATCAGGATCAACTGTAATTCTAACATTACCAGAAGTGACATCCATGTCATAACCGCTTCCTCGTATTAAAACGTTACCCCATTGTGTAGATGAGTATGCTGAAAACTTAACATTGACTGAGTTAGCACTTAGTTGTGCATCTATTCTAACATCTTGTTGATCAATAGTGCCAGGGTCATTTGATTTGATAAAGAATGAACCTAATGTAAATGCGTTTGCAGGGTATTCCCAAATAACTTGATTTGCTATGTTACCGGTTGTATATGTATTTGATGATATAACAGCAGTCGATGATAGATTAGCAAAGTTGTTGTTTATCTTATCAAAGGCAACTCTTAACGGATCACCAGAACCATCGTTCGGCGATGTGCCAATATTAATAATTTCGTAGTTTATTACAGCCATATGTTTATCC